ATAATTTTATAGGGTATACCACATGAGCAAGAAATTTACAAAGACTGTTTTGTCTACTGCACTGGCTGGCGTTTTGTTTGGGGTTAGCTTTGGGGCTATGGCAGACACGACAAGAAAGAATATAAGTGATAACTATTATATTGAGATTAATAATGAAAATAACCACGGATTAATCAAAGATAAAAAAAAACAAGTGGTGATTGGACCATTTGATATTAGAACAGGAACTATTACTACAGTTAATAAAAATGAAGTTGATTCATTGATCGCGGCTTTTATTAAGAAGCATCCAGGGAAATATGAAGATCAGAAAGATAGGAACGCTATAGCTCAGATTATTGGTGAGCGCTTGCGTTATACGATTGATGCACCAGAACTAAAAAAAGAAAACATTGGAAATATAACAGAGGAAAAACTAAATAAACTAAAAGAAACCATCGATATTGTTTCAAAAACCATTACAATAAAAACAGCAAGGGCTTATAACACAGCCATTAACAACGGTGTTAGTGTTGAGTCAGCTCTGGCTGCTGTTAAACAGGATTCGACAGGTGGGTTACTGAATGAGTTCAATCGTCTCGGTACAAATATTAATAAATTAAATAGTTTGACTACGTTCGAACTCGATGAAAACGGTGAAATAACCTATGAAAAAGGAGAGGAAAGAATTCCTGTTAAAGATGTAGTGGCAGAGTTAAAAGCTGATACAACGATTCGTAAGAACAAAGATGGCAGCTATACACTTGACCAGAGCGCACCGGGCAACGTTCGTGTGAATGATGCTGTTGTCAGCCTCGACAACAGAACCCGCAGTAACACCCAGGCTATCCAGAATCACTCCCGCCAGCTGCAGGAGCATAACGCACGCCTGAACAGCCAGCAGCGCCAGATTAATGAAAACCACAAGGAAATGAAACGAGCAGCAGCACAGTCTGCGGCCCTGACAGGTCTGTTCCAGCCGTACAGTGTGGGTAAATTCAACGCCACGGCAGCCCTGGGTGGTTACAGTGACAAACAGGCTGTGGCTGTTGGTGTGGGTTACCGCTTCAACGAGCAGACCGCAGCGAAAGCAGGCGTGGCATTCAGTGATGGCGATGCCTCCTGGAATGTTGGTGTGAACTTCGAGTTTTAATTGCTGAAGGTGACATGAAGTATGACGGCAGGCGCAGGACTCTGGTCTGCCGTTTTTCATGGGGCATAAAAAACAGGAAGGTGCTGCGATGAAGGTGATTCTGGCTACCAGGAATCGCTATCTGGAGTATGGTCTGCAGGCGTTACTGAAGGAACACAGTGTGATACTGGCGAGGGAGTTTTTCCTGCCGGAGAACCGCCGTTATATCCCGGACTTTGACGAATCCTGGCTGATAATCAGTGATGGCCTGCTGGGCAGGCTGATGCGGTGTATGTTCCAGGGGCGTCATTTTCTGCAACTGGATGCGGAGTTGCTCCGTGATGGTGAGCAGATAAGTGATGCCATACACAACGGCGTCTGGACGTATAACAGTGCTGCCCGCCCGCTGACGATGTCAGAGATGGTGGTGATGTTCGGTTATGTCTACCGCCAGTCGAGACCCTGCCGCCTTGCCAGTGAGATGGGTATTAACACGAAGACGGTGAATACCTTTCTGTATACGGGAATGGCGAAAAACGGGCTGTATGGTGTGAGCGTCAGACGGCTTGTTGGTGCCTGATGGTGGTCCTGCCGGATGCGCAGAATCTTCTGATAGTTCAGAAGGTGCAGATGATGAATAAAGAGAGATGCCGGACAATCGGAAGAAAACGTTACACCACAGGCGCAATGTGCTTCATGCTGTTTGTGTGGCTTGGTGGTGTGCTGGCTCTTGTTGCTACAGCTGCGGTGGTAATGCAGTAAAAAAAGGGGAGCAACATGCTCCCCGACCAGAAGAAAGACGTTTGATAACAATTAGTGAGTTGTTACGTCTTGTCCAGAATATCATAGCAACACTCTGTTGCAGTGATACCGATCGCGATTTTAGCGAATTCCATCATAAATCCCCTGATTTTTAAGCCTGAAGCAGTCAAAGGAATTTCTATGCCCTATATCGATATCACCACGATGCGTGGGATGATGCCGCGCGTTGTGACATCCATGCTGCCCGAGCATTCCGCTGTACTGGCGGAGGACTGCCATTTCCGGTTTGGTGTTATTACACCAGAACGTCAGATATCCGGGGTTGAGAAAACATTCACAATTAAGCCAAAAACAATTTTTCATTACCGTGACGATTTCTGGTTTGCATGGCCGGATGTGGTGGATGTGATCCGCAGTCCGATCGCTCAGGACCCCCACGGGCGTATTTACTACACTGACGGGCGTTTTCCTAAAGTGACGGATGCGACCATTGCCACAAAAGGGGACGGGAATCACCCGACATCATCGTATCGTCTGGGGATCCCCGCGCCGACGACAGCTCCTGTCTGTACTGTTCAGCAGGGCGGTGATGTTTCTGACGATAACCCGAATGATGATGAAACCCGGTTTTATACGGAAACCTTTGTCTCAGATTATGGTGAAGAAGGTCCGCCAGGTCCGGCGTCTCTGGAGGTAACACTCCGTACTCCGGGAACTGCGGTACAACTGACGCTGGCTCCGGTGCCATTGCAGAATGCCAGTATTAAACGTCGTCGTATTTATCGTTCTGCATCAGGTGGAGGGGAGGCGGATTTTTTACTTGTGGCTGAACTGGATGCATCCGTGCTCAGTTACACGGACAAAATACCGGCGAAAAACCTTGGACCTTCGCTGGCGACATGGGATTACCTGCCGCCGCCAGAGAATATGACAGGCCTTTGCCTGATGGCTAACGGTATTGCCGCCGGGTTTGCCGGTAATGAAGTGATGTTTTCGGAAGCGTATCTGCCGTATGCATGGCCGGAAGTGAATCGTCACACGACGGCAGAAGATATTGTAGCTATCTGTCCGCTCGGAACGTCACTGGTGGTGGCGACAAAGGGTGAGCCTTATCTGTTCAGTGGTGTATCGCCTTCCACAATTTCCGGCTCCAGAATTCCTTCAATGCAGGCGTGTCTGAGCAGGCGGAGTATGGTCGCGATGGAGGGCTTTGTGCTGTATGCAGGAACAAATGGCCTGGTGTCTGTTGATGCAAACGGTAATGCCGCTCTGGCGACGGAGCAGATTATTTCGCCGGAACAGTGGCAGAGTCAGTTTAATCCGGCCTCCATTGTGGCTTATCCCTGGCGTGGTGAATACATTGCCTGTTACACGAAACCGGATGGTAAGCAGGATGTGTTTGTCTTCAACCCGGCAGGTATGGATATCCGCTACCTCAGTACACCTTTTGACTGCGCATGTGTTGACCTGGTTAACGATGTTATGCGGGTGGTATCAGGACAAAACATGTCTGCGATCGCCGGAGGGAGTTTGCCGTCGACAATCAGATGGCATTCAAAGGTATTTTCCCTTCCGGAAAGAACCTCTTTCTCCTGTCTCAGGGTGAAGTCTCCGACGCCAGAGCGGGTGGGAATTACTGTGCTGGCAGATGATGTTCCGGTGATTCACCTTGCACCTGGAAGCTTTTCGGGAAGCGTTGTGAGATTACCTGCTGCAACCGGGCAAAACTGGCAGATACTGGTTTCCGGTTTTGGTCAGGTTGAACGTATTACACTCAGTACATCGATGTCGGAGCTGCCGGTATGACAAAAAAACCGTGGCGCGCAGGAAAGGATTTATCTGCGGTTGTGGAAAATATGGAGATAGGGACAGGACAACGTGGCGATGGTCGTCATGCTTTTGTAACCCGTGAAGAACTGGTCGGTCTGAAGCTGGCCCGTCGCCGGACTTCAGGTGGTGCCGCATATGCCCTTAATCCGGGGATTGAGATGGACAGCTCTGTAATGGTCGTTGATTTCCCATCGAAACCTCAGAATTTTAAGGCGACAGGGGGATTTGGCTCGGTACTGCTTGAATGGGATATGCCGAATTATCGCGGTCATTCACTGACTGAAATCTGGCGGGGTACGGAGGATGACCTTGCTGATGCCGTGCTGGTTGCCACGACGCCGGGGCAGGTTTACGGTGATCCGGTTGATCCGGGCTGGTCGGGATTCTACTGGATACGCTTTGTTAATGCAGCGGGAGTGAAAGGGCCATGGAACGCGGTAAAAGGCACTCCCGCACAAACCCAGATAAGCGTTCAGGCCATTATTGACCAGATCAAGGAGGAGGCTGCAAAGTCACCGGTGGTGGAAGAGCTGCGTAAGGAAATAAAGAATGCTCAGGGGCAGGCAGTAAAGGACGCGGCAATCGAGACGACGGAAGTTGTGGGTAATCTCAGGGAAGAAACACTGAAAACTATCGGTGGTATTGATACCCGTGTTACGGGGATGAATAAGTCAACCAGTGAAGAGCTTAATAAGGTAAATGAGCGCATCACTAAGGTGGATAAAGAAGGCGGTGAAGCTTTCCTGGCCATGTGGTCAAAAAAGACCGGTGTTGAGGGAATTACTGCGGGGATCGGAATTGTTGCAGGAAAAGATGGTGAAGGGAAGCCGGTAAGCCAGGTTGCAATTTCTGCGTCACAGCTGTTTGTCTTTGACCCGAATAATCCGGATAACACCGCCTATCCGTTTGCGGTCTCTGGTGGAAAAGTTGTTATTCCCAAAGCGATGATTTATGACGCGGTGATTGAAACACTGGTGTCGCGGAAGGTTGTGGCAGATGAAGTAAAAGCCGGGGTAAGTATCACGTCGCCTGTTATCCGGAGTGCTGTTATTCAGAACGGGAACTTTCAGGTTGATTCTCAGGGTAACCTGAATATTGGTGGCCTTTTTAGTGTTACGTCGCAGGGGCAACTGACAATTCGTTACTCTAATCAGAATGTTGGGCTGGTGATCCGCAATGATAAAATTGAAGTTTATGACCAGAACGGACGCCTGGCTGTTCGCATAGGCAGGTTAAGCTGAGCCGGAGGCTGACATTGGCAGAATATGGTTTTGCAATATACAACAGAAACAATGTTAATGTTACGGGCGTGCTTACTCCCATATTTTTCCTGGACAGGTTTACGGCGGAGTCGGGATCAAAAACGTATACGAATAAACCAGAAGGGAAAACATTGCAGGCAGTCTGTTCATTATTTCCGTGGAATAATGTATTTAAGGACCGGAAAGTACCGAAGATAACCATTAATGGCAATACGGTGACGTGGTCGAATCTTGAGCAGGGGATGGGGTCATATATTTATACATTCTGGGGGTGAGTTGTATGTATGGTTTAAGCATTACGAAACCAGATGGCAGCTTGTGGATAAGCCCGGGGTTTACGCCTCAGTGTCTGATCAATAAGGGAACTATTCCGGCGACTGAGAAGGCTTTTTTTAAAACATCAATCCCGTCAGGAAAAAGTTGTTTTTTCTTTATCAGAACAGAGAAAAAGGCCGATGTCATGTACACACATGAACAGATTGATGGATATCATGCCTTAAGGCTTCATCAAATTGTCAGGGGAACGAATCCTGGTGTTACGACTGTTTATGCTTTTGCGAATATGGTTACTCAACCTTCTGAGTATGGTATTGCCATGTATAACCCGTCGGGTGAGATGATTTACCATGGCGAAATGATGCTGCTTGACGCGAAGTTAATACCAGTTGATATCAAGTTTGAGAAGGATCTTGGATATCCATGCGCAATTATGCCTGCACTGGTTGGGTATTATAACTGGCAGCGTACACCTTATGACCGACCGATTTACACCACATCAACGGGGGCTACAGGAAATAAAATATATTCCTGTGAGCATTATTCCGGTCGTGCAACATGGGATATTCGGAAGCCGTATATAGATAAAGTTCTGGTTATTAATTCCTCAATATATGATTAGCGTAAGAAAAACTTTAATAGTGTAAAACGAAAGCGTTCCTTTCAGACATCGCATCCTTTAATTCAGAGAAATACTTAAAATGAAAAGTATCATGAAATTTTTTGCGTGTGCAGTTCTGGTGATGAGTTGCTTAACTGCACAGGTAAATGCAGCATCAGGCGATAGTACGGTATCTCTCGGGTTTGCACACATACGCTTCCCCGGGCTGAAGGATTTTGTTAGAGACGCGGGTGTTTATAACCGGGATACGTTCAGGAATGTTGTAAACGTAAACCATTTTAATTCATCAGCTGAATACGAAAATGCTATTGCCCGGGGGCATGACGGCACAGCCAAAAGCCCCCTGGGGATGAGCATCAGGTATCGTTACGAGATAACTGATGAACTGGGTGTTATAGCCTCTTTTACATGGGCGCGCTCCATGACTAATGCGCAGGCATTTATTGATGTTAAGCCTTCCGATCCATCACGAGAGGTAAAAAACCCGGCAGCTTCAGCGAGAACTGATATCAGGGCTAATTACTGGAGTCTACTATCCGGTCCTTCGTGGCGGTTTAACGAATACCTCAGTGTGTATGCAATGGCTGGCATGGGGGTTGCAAAAGTCACCACTGACTTGAAAATTAACGACAATCTTAATCATGGTGCCGGTAGTTTTTCTGAAAGTAACAGCACCAAAAAAACGTCTATTGCATGGTCTGTCGGCGCGCAATTTAACTTCAATGAAAGTGTTACTATGGACGTCACTTATGAAAGCTCAGGCTCTGGCGACTGGAAAACTGATGGTTTATTTGCAGGCATTGGCCTGAAATTCTGAGTAATACCCGACAACATGTCATAACCCGCTGTGATGGCGGGTTTTTTGTTGCCCGTGCAGGGCAAAAATCGTAGATTATGCGCGGGTGCCTTTCGGCTGATGGCTGGAGGGAGAACCTGAAGGCCTGATGTGGAAAGGCCCCGAGTCAAACATTTTGTTTAACCCGAGGCCCTAACCATCATACCTTAAGCAAGTAGAAGGTTAGCGCCTCTCCACTCAGGAGGCAAGCGCTATGTCGCAAAAATCGCTCATCACCGTCACAATTTGTATGACGGTAATCTTCACCATCTGGATGTTACACGGCTCGTTGTGTGAGTTCCGGCTGAATTTGTGGGGAGCGGAGTTTGCGGCGTTCTTACAGTGTAAGCAGTAGGAAAACCGCGACGGGGACGAAAGTCCCCGTCAACTGGTTGCTGAGGTTCAGCCGATATGGCACCCGTTTCAGGTGAGAGAATGGACGACAGAATTCTCCGGTATATGCAGCGTGTTGTGAGAAATTCCCGCAACCCTGAATTTATGAATGAAGTTAAAGACGCCTGCCTTAAAAAGCAGGCGTTTTGCTTTGAAGCGCCGGATGGTTTTCTGGTGCTGCGTTCTGTGCTCAGTGACGATGGTATCCCTTATGTTCTGGTGTTACTGGGCGTGTGTACGGGGAGTAAGAGTGTTGAGCGTTATCTGCCGGAGGTGAAGACATTAACCCGCCTGGCTGGCGGACGCTGGGCCGAATTTCATACGGCAAGACGAGGATTTATCCGGCTGGGAAAACGTCTGGGCTTTGAGCGAATGCCGGATGATGAGGATGGCTTCATGGTGTTCAGGATAGCAGTCTGACTGCCACTGTATTCATCATCGAGCGTAAACCCACATTGCAATTCACATTCTGACCCTGCTCCGGCAGGGTTTTTTGTTATCTGAGGAGCCATTATGGGCGGAAGTAAAGGTGGTGGTGATACCAAAGTAAAACCAACAGCAGCGCAAATAGCACAGGAAGAGGTGGCCTGGAAAGGGTGGCAGGATTACAAAAATATTCTCCGTCCGGCAGAAGATAACTTCATGAAAAAGGTCGATGACCTTAACAGTGAGCAGCAGTACGAAAATATCGCAGGCACAACAAATCTTGGGTATCAGAAACAGTTTGGTGAAGCGCGAAGGGAGCTGGCGGGTAATCTTGCTCAGTCCGGCGTTGACCCATCCAGTGGTCGTTTTAATGCAGTAATGGATGCAAATCAAAGCGACCAGGTGATCGGGCAGATTGACACGACCACACGGGGGCAGGTATCGCAGGCAGATAAATATATTGCCGGGCTACAGGATGTTGCGGCTCTCGGTTCCGGTCAGAAGGCAGATGCGTTACAGAGTTTTAACTCGCTGGCAGACAGCAGTCTGGCAAAAGCTAAATCGGACGCACAGGCTGCGTTTACGAAACAACAGGGGCGAGCCTCTCTTGTTGGCGCTGGTTTGGGTGCGGTAGGTGCATATGCGATGCATAAGGCTGGTGGTAGCGGAGGAAGTGGCGGTGCTAAAACACCTGGCACCGGCGCTAATGCCATTCAGCATCAGGCTCAGAACTGGAGACTGTGATTATGGAGTACGGTAAATACGAAACACTTGCGAGATACGGTTATACCGGAGCAGCCCGCCCTCAGGGGGACTGGCAGACATCCGCAGCGCTGACCCGCCAGCAATACGACGACTGGCGCACCAGATATTTACCCCGTGTAGCAAGGCTGGCTGACCTTGGCGAGAACAACAGCCTGATGAATGCACAGCTTGCCCGGGTGGGCGGCCTTGCCACTTCCAGTCTCCGTACAGCGCAGATGGCGCAGGATAACCAGATGGCACGATATGGCGTTAACCGACCTGATAATCCCAACAGTAATACGCTGGGGTTACGTAATGCCCTGGCAATTGCTGGCGCGAAAAATGGTATCCGTGAAGCAGAGCAGGATCGTCAGATGAACATACTGACGGGGGCTTCTGCACCTGCAAGACAGCAACTGAGTGTTGGCGGACAACTGGTGTCAGCGTAAGGAGGAAATATGGGATACGGTTTACTGGATATTGCGAATCAGTCACGGCGTGAGGCATTACAGGGAATAAGTGACGCAGACCGACGACGTGAAGAAATTGAGGCTGCGAACAAACAGATGGCGGCGCAGCAGAAAGCGCAGAACAAGCAGAATATCGGTACGGGCATTGGTACGGGGGCGGCTATTGGCGCATCCGTTGGTGGTCCTGTTGGCGCTGTTGCTGGTGCAGTAATTGGCGGCATTGCTGGTTCTTTGTTTTAAGGAGTGGTGAATGAGCGGATTTGCACAGGGGTTACTTGCCGGATTCAGCACTGTTGACCAGGCAATGACCCGTCGTAAGGAGCTTGGTTTGCGAGAAGCACAGCTTGCTCAGCAACAGAAAAATAACGAGCGCGATTTTGAATTTGCGCAGTCTCAGTTTGAACATAATAAAGACGTTGATCAGCGGAACTTTGATTACAGAGCCAAAGTTGATGACCGCAATTACACACTGCAGGAAAGGGAGTTTAACGCCAACCAGAATTACCGGAATGCGTCGCTGGGGATGGAACAGCAACGACTCCAGTTGCAGAAATACAACCAGCGACGGCTTGAGTATAACGATATGCTGGCGCGCGATCAGCCTGTGATGGCGGCGCTGGGAAAAGCGATTGATGCGGGTGACCATGATGCGGCTTCTCATCTGTTCGGTAAATTATCGGACGCCAATCCGCTTAAGATGATGTCAACGGTAGGCTATGCTGCGAAAGCGGGTCAGGCCGTGAACAACCTGCAGAAAATCTTTGATGATAAGCCGGACAGGGCGATTGCTTCGCTGAATACCCCGGAAAATCTCGATGTGCTTTCCGGCGTGTTTGCCCCGGAACTACAACAGCGTATTGGCATGCCTGATTCAACCGGGGAAAAAACGATAAAAGAGGCCAGGATTGGCAGTATCGTACCGGCGCAGCAGGAAGGGTACGTACTTATTGGCCTTGATCTCACATACAGCGATGGCTCCACCGCGCATAAACCTGTAACAGAATACGGCAGTGCGCACCCTGATGATCAAACCGTGCTGGCGATACCCGTTGATAAGGCTATCGCTCAGGTCAGGGATCGCAGCAAATTTGCAGAGATATCGAAAAATTATGGTTATTTTATGCCGAAGCAGCAGGGACTTTCTCTGAAAGAGCTTCAGAAGGGGGCCAGCAACGTAGCGGCGGACGCGATCAAGAATGGCGGTAATGCACAGGCTGCGGTGGATGAATATTATGCTGCGACTGGTTCACAACCGCATCAACAGAAAATTCAGCAACAGAAAACCCAACAGCTTTTACAGAAGTGGCAGACGTGGGCGGCGGGCGATCCGGTTAAACAGGAGTTTGTAAAAGCGACTGCCGCCAATATGCCTGCTTTGCTGGAACCTGGTCGTGAAAAGGAGGTGGAAATTTATTACCAGAATCACCTCAGGGATAAAAAGGCAGAGCATGAAAAGGCGCTGGATTATAGCGCTTCCGCATCTGCCGAGAAGATCAAAGGCTGGATGAAGTAAAAATACGCGGCAGTAACGCACTCACCGTTAATCTCGTTCACTTACGCCCGACCATCGTGTCGGGCTTTTTTTACTGGAGTCTGTATGGCTTTTTCAGATGAGCAGCGCCCTGAAGCGCAATTGGGTAACCAGAACCGCAGCAGTCTGAACATTAAGCAGCCGGGAGAAAATTACTGGCAGGATTTTTTCAACAACCCGGAGAACGCTGTTGATCACAGCACGTCGTTCAGCCTGGGCGATGTATTGCCAACAATGGGTAAAGGTTTCGCCCAGTCCGTCCGGGGAACAGGGGAAATGGCCCGTGGACTCGGTGATGCACTTGTAAATAATCCTGTAAAAACGCTTGCCGGGTTGTCGTCTTTCATGACGGATGTTTACATGCCGCCTTCCTCCACGCAAAAGGAACTGGGCGCACCACCTTCTGTTGGAGATGCGATTAAAAACATTCCCGATGGAACAGGGAAAAACGCGGTGACTGATACTGTCGGTAAAGGTCTGAAGGCCACAGGCAAGGCAGTCAGTGATGGTGCCAAAGCCTCGGATGAATGGCTGACAGATCAGATGTCGCCGGGTGCTGTTCGTGCGCTGAACACGCCAATGAGTGAAGGCTATGATGATTCTGCGGTCTTGCTGACGAAGGGTGTAAACCTGATTGGTGCGCTTGTACCTGATCTGGTTGCTGGCGGTGTGGTTAGAAAGGTGGGACAGGTCGCACTGAAAAGAACGCTGACCGCCGGGCTGGAGAAAAAATACATCGCGGCAGGAGTGCAGCCGGAAAGAGCCACGGCACTGGCAGCAGAAGCTGTCGATAAAAAAATGACGGATTTCTTCCATGCGGGCCTGATCACCCATTCCACAGCCAGTGCACAGGGGCAGAGTGCAATGTCGGCAGCAGATGCTGTTCTTAATGCGGATTACGCTGAGCTGGCGCAGTCACCGAAATTTCAGCAGACGTTTTTGTCAATTGATGCAGATCCACAGCACGCACAGCTTACTGATCGCCAGAAAATGGACCTGGCAAAAGAGCGTGTTGCCGATGAGGTGCGCGCGCAGCTGGCAACCGATCCTGAATTGCTGGCTGTGAATGCCATGGCGGCAAAACTGGGTGACGCACAACTGTTTAATCTGGTGACACGAGGCACAGCGAAGACCGTTAAAAGCGGCATTGTCAGAAATGCCACGGAACAGGGCGTAATTAACGGGGCACAGAACGCCTATTCGCGCTATCAGGAAAACACGGCATTGCGTGAGACCGCCGGAATGGATGTGTCACCGTGGGAGGGCGTGGCTGACGCAACGATCGAAGGTGCAGCCTTTGGTGCTGCGATGGGGGCTCCATTCGGTGCGGTTGCCGGATATCGTGGCAGACGTCAGGCCGCAGAAGAAGCAGCCATGCGTGATGCTGAAACCGTGCAGCAGGACGACGCAGCCCCGCAACCCGAACCGGTTGATCCGGTGGCACAGCATCGTGAATCCATGCAGGGGATGAATCGCGAGCAGCTTCTGGAACAGTATGCTGATGCGGATATGGCACATGAGGGAGACACGTCTGCCGTTCATCGCCGGGAAGCCGCCAGCCAGCTGTTGAATGAACTGGATGAACAGGCGAAGCGACAGGCGGTAATGGATGAGCTGAAGGCGAAGCCGCGCCCTGAACTGCTTGAGGAATACCGAAAACTCAGCCTGAAGGAAGGGCGTACTGATACTGAAGAGCAGCAGTTACAGGCTATCCGTGATGTGCTTCGCCCTCAGCAGGAGGCCAGACCGGAGGCACAGCCACAGCCGGAAAATGCGGATGATGGCGACGGGAGTATTTACCCGACGGTGCGGTTCCGCGATCCGGATGAAGTTCGTATTGAAATTAACGGGAGTGGTGCGTCCAGACCAGCAGAACGCATTGAAAAGGTGCGTCCGGACAACCGTTATTTCACGGATGAGAAAAGCGCCATGGGTAGCGATGTTTTTCGCAATGCCAGCGCCACCGGCCTGAAACCGTCCGTAGTGAAGAAAGGTGAGAATCAGTATGCCGTTGAAATGGATAATCCTGCGTTCTCTGAAGATGTGGCAACGGAAACCATTAACACCCTGGCTGACGGAGAGCGTATTGCTGATGCTGATCCGATGGAGCAGCCAGCGTTCATGCGTGACCCGCGATTCCGGGGTTTTACGGGAGATGATACAGAAGTGCAGGCCCGCCTTGCCCGTGGCAACGTGCCGACGGCGGAAGAGCTGGTGCGTTCACAGATGGCTGAAGGTGATGCCGGTCCGACAGCTCAGGAGTTAACTGAGCGTCCACGCCTTCCCGCTCCCGGCGATATTCATCCCGGACAGGGATATCCGTTACCGGGAGAAGTGGCGCGTACGCCGGATGAAAATCAGGCCGGACGTGGTGGTCGTTTTACCACAACCGGTGAGGTGAAGGGCCAGAGTTTCCAGAAAGGACGTGCGCAGGCACCGGAAAATGCCGCTGGTCGCCGGGGGGAAATACTGGAGGGCGAACCGGTTCGTCGTGGTCTGCCGTCACCGGATGAGCAGAACGCCACAGCACCAGTGCGTGAAGGACTTCCTGCACCTGAAAGTCAGCGTGGGGTTGATATGCCACAGCCTGAATCACTCCCTCGTATGGTTCGTGACTCCCTTCCGGAACTGGCACAGCAGGCAGAAGCACGCAGACAGACCGGGGATAATCGCCAGACCATAACCGATGTTCCGGATACTGAGGTGCCGATGCCGGTAGATAAACCGAGCACTCACCAGCAGGCGCGTGGTGCGAAAATTGAAGACTTTGGTGAAGAAATTAAGGGCGCGGCAAAACACCGTTATGCACAGCTTGCTGAAACACTGGGTAAAACGCTGGAAGACAGGGATTATGCCACGCAGCCGCTGAGCAAACTGTTCCCGAAACCGGACTACGCAAAACTGGCGAGCGAAGGGGCTGATGCTGACACCCTGGCAATGATAGCGCTGTATCGTAGCGATATTCCGGCGAAGACGAAACACAATACGGCTGGCTGGGGGGAGAGCGTAAAAAAAGTACGACACAGTGTATCGGAAATGCTGAACGGAACGGTCAGCGCGAAACGCCTCGCAGAATGGATGGAAGGCAGAATGCCCTCCCGTTACGCGGATACCTGGCAACTGTTACGCACTCTGCCACCCTCACAGATGGACAAGGCTTCTGCTTATCGGGTGGTATCCGGTGTGTATCAGGCGGCCGGAGGGAAGCGTTACGATCCGCCACAGAAACTTTATTCACTGCGCAATAAGGACAATAAGGGGAGTAACCTCTTTTTCTCGGAAAGCAGGGATGAATTACTGACAAAGGCGAAAGCCTGGTTTGCAGAGCAGGAGGAAAAGTCACGGGCGAAAGGTGATGAAAAAACAGCACCGTCACCAGATGACAAAATCAGCTTTGACGTTTACCGGAATACCCGTAGTGGCGATATTTTTATCGCTTACGGCAAAAACAAAATGCGGGTGAGAGGTGGTTTTAAGTCAGCCAGTGATGCGCGTAAGTACATTGATTCACATCGTGATGAGCTTGTTCGTCATGTGAAGGAGATGCGGGAGATTTCGCGTGAGGAGCAGCGTAACGCCACTAACCGCGACCGCACCGGACCAGAACGCCGCAAAGGGGATGTTTCGCCGGAGCAGTTCAGTGATGCGTTTGGTTTCCGTGGTGTGCAGTTTGGTAATTATGTGGAAGGTCCGCGTCGTCAGGCTGATTTGAACCGGGCTTATGACTCGCTGCATGACCTGGCTGACGTGCTGAACGTTCCGACAAAAGCGCTTTCCCTGAATGGTCGTCTTGGGCTTGCTTTTGGTGCCCGTGGTAAGGGTAAGGCGGCGGCACACTATGAGCCGGGTGAGGTGGCAATCAACCTGACAAAAGGTAACGGACCGGGGGCGCTGGCCCACGAATGGTTCCATTCACTGGATAATTATTTTGGTCGTTATGATGTTTCCACTGACGGGAAGATCACGTCAGGTGGCGACTATATGACGGAAGCACAACGTGCCGGGCGCGTATTTAAAGACGGCAGATATGTTGATGCGGAATATCCGGTACGTCAGGAGGTTTACGACGCGTTTAAAGGCGTGATGAAAGCGATCAACAGCAGTGACATGCCGCGTCGTTCAGCGCTTCTCGATGAGGTGCGCTCAAAACCGTACTGGTCAACGGATGTTGAAATGGCGGCGCGTGCCTTTGAGCGTTATGTTCAGGATAAAGCGCGTACGGCTGGCGTGGAGAATGATTATCTGGTCAATATCCGTAAGGCACCTGAGCACAACACAGATAACACCTGGGCTTATCCGACGAATGCGGAACTGGATGGCGGTATTCGTGATGCATTCGATCACCTGTTCAGTACGCTGAAAACCCGTAAGACGGACAAGGGCGTTGCGTTTTATTCCCGTAAGGGCGTGACCCGCACACCTGAAGGCAATCTCATTTCGGATGTTAACCGCAGTGCGGAAGCCAAAGGCAGCCCGGTCCCGCAGGTTGAAGCGGTTGCCCGTGGCGTGATGAGTGGCATTAAGGACAGTGACCTGAAGGTCCGCGTGGTGAAGTCACAGAAAGAGGCTGAAGCGCTGGCGGGTGAATCGTTCGACGGTTACGGCAGGGTGCATGCGTTCTATCGTCCGGATAAACGTGAAATTGTCCTGGTGGCGGATAACATCCCTGACGGGCGGACCGTTCGCGAGAAGTTACGTCACGAGATTATTCACCATGCAATGGAGCATGTAGTCACGCCAGCGGAATATCAGACGATTATTAAGACCGTACTGAAAACCCGTGACAGTGATAACGCCACCATCCGTGACGCCTGGCGTAAGGTTGATGCGTCTTATGGTAAGGAATCACCGGAAGTGCAGGCAGGTGAATTTCTGGCACATATGGCGGAGAAACAGCCGAATAAATTTGTGGCGGCGTGGGAGCGTGTTGTTGCCCTGGTCAAAGGGGTACTGCGTCGCACGGGGTTACTGAAGCCGACAGAGCTGAACGATATCAGACTTGTTCGCGAAACTATTCGCACGTTAGGCCAGCGTGTGCGGGAAGGTTACACGCCGCGTGAGGATGGCGCTGGCGCATCGTCTCAGTACTCCCGTAGCGGTAAGCCTGATCCGTTCAAAGTGCCGGAAGGTGAGGGCGAGCGTTATCGTGATGACCTTGCCAGAATGATGAAGTCGTTACGTTCTGGTGCAATGACTGCAAACATCGGGCGTACGCCGCCGGTATTGCGCCACCTTGGCGCACCAGATTTGCCGCTGGTTATCTCCCGCGACACTGTGCGGAAGGCTACCAATGGCGTGAAACATGTGGTGCCAATGGATGTTATCGAGAGACTTCCGGAACTGATGCACAATCCGGATGCAATTTACCGTTCCGCGACAGAAAGAAATGCGGTTGTGATGCTGCTTGATGCTGTGGATAAAAATGGTGATCCGGTCGTCTCGGCAGTGCATATGAAGGCGACAGATAAACGTCTGGAAATTAACAAGGTGGCATCTGTTTACGGTACGGAAAACGGGAAAAAGCTGAAAAGTATGGAAATGGCTGGATTAACGCTTTACCGGAAGGAGAAATTAAGCCGCGATAACCCTCAGTACAGTGGGCTCCAATTGCCCAAAGAGGAGCGTTCTTATCGCGGCTCTGTAGATAAAATACTCTATCCTGAAGATATTCGCAAGGGGCCGTATTACTCCCGTACCAGCAGTCTGACACCGGAAGAGACAATTGCATCGCGTTTTGTGCGCCAGATGCAGGATAAATTCCAGGTGCTGAAAGCTGTTCAGGAGAATATCCGTAAAACTGGCGGAAAAATAGACGACAGTAACAACGCTTATATGGCGGAAGAACTCTTCCACGGGAAGGCGGAAAACGACCTGAACGTGATGAAGGAGCGCTACGTTCAGCCACTGGCTAAATTACTGGCGGACTACAAAATTGCGCAGGCCGATCTGGATGAGTACCTCTACGCCCGTCACGCGCCGGAACGTAACGCGCATATCGCGAAAATCAACCCGAAAATGCCGGACGGCGGTTCGGGGATGACCAACGCGGAAGCGGCGGAAATCATGCAGCGTGTGCGTAACAGTGGCAAACAGGCACAGTATGACCGTCTGGCAGGGATTGTTGACGATATGCTGGCCCGTCGCCGTGAGCTTATCCGTGAGGCCGGACTGGAAGAGAGCGGTGTGGTGGATGCCTGGCAGAACGCCTACCGTTACTACGTTCCCCTGAAAGGTCAGGATGTTGACGGTGTGGTGTCACTGCCCCGTACAGGTAAGGGCTTCACCATCGGCGGACGTGAAAGCAGGCAGGCCATGGGGCGTGCATCCCGCGCACAGTCTCCTTCCACTCAGGCGATACAGGATTTGAGCGAATCGCTGATCCGCAATCGCAAAAACGAAGTGGGTAACGCCTTCCTGAAACTGGTGCAGGATAATCCCGATAAGGATTACTGGCAGGTATTCACTGATGACAAACCGGACACCATGCGGGCGATTGCAGAGCGTGTTGATCCGGAAACCGGCGAAACCCGTCGCGAAGTTGTTGAACGTCCGGTGCCTATGGCAATGATGGCGGATCGCTACTTCACCACCAAAAAGGACGGCAAAACTTACTACATCAAACTCCATGACCCGCGCCTGATGCGTGCGATGAAGAACATGGGGCCGGAAACCAGTAACGCCGTAATCCGTACGCTGGGGAAAGTTAACCGTTTCCTGGCAACGGTGAACACGTCGTATAACCCGGAATTTCTGGTCAGTAACTTCATCCGTGACGTGCAGACGGCGGTGATGAACCTGAAGGCTGAGCAGGGAAGGAGCGACGGTAAACTGAAAGGGCTGGATAACTTATCCGCCCTGGCTGTGGTGAAAGACAGCCGGTCTGCCATGTCTGCCGTATACGCCAGTCTGCGTGGTAAAACCCTCACGGGCAACGGTGCGCAGTGGCAGAAGGTGTGGAAAGAGTTTGTTGAGGATGGAGGTAAAACCGGCTGGTTTAACATGGGTGACCTTGAAGGCCAGCAGAAGGAAATGGATCGCCTTGTATCGCTGGCGAAGGGAGGATGGAAAGGCCAGAGTATCGGTGCATGGCATTCGTTCCTGAACCTGGTCGAGGATGCCAACGGCGCGGTTGAAAACGCTCTGCGTCTTTCTGCCTATAAACACGCCCGTGATGCCGGTTTGTCACGCCAGCAGGCGGCATCTCTTGCCAAAAACATGACGGTGAACTTTAACCGTCGTGGTGAGCAGGGAGCGCTGATGAACTCGCTGTATATGTTTGCCAACGCCAGCATTCAGGGGACCGCAAACCTGGTGAGAACGCTCGGACATCTTAATGGCGACGGGCCGTTACCGGAGCGCCTTCGCTGGAAGAATCTCAATGTACCGCAGAAAATCGCGCTTGCAGCTGTGGGAGCGGGTTATCTGCTTGGCTCGCTTAACCGCAGTGTTGCGGGGGAGGATGATGACGGGGTTAACTGGTATGACAAGGTGCCGTCTCATGTGAAAGAGCGTAACCTCGTCATTATGAAATCGGTGTTCGGGGGCAAGGCCGGAGAGTACTGGAGTATTCCTCTGCCTTACGGGTACAACGTTTTCTTCCTGCTCGGGCATACTGCTGAAGGTGTGGCAGCGGGCGACCTGACTGCTTCACGTGCTGCCGGTAATGTTGTCGGTGGTATCCTGGGGGCATTCAGTCCTGTGGGCAGTGAAACGTCGGAAACACTGTCCGGGGCATTGCTGAAAAATGCAGCGCCGACCATTCTGCGTCCGTTTGCGAACCTTGCCATGAATGAAAACTTCATGGGGGCGCAGATTTACCAGGAGAACATGCCATTTGGCACACCGAAACCGGACAGCCAACTGGGCAGACGTTCAACGCCTGAGGCGTACAAGGCGTTTGCATCCTGGCTGAATGCGTTCTCAGGTGGCAGCCAGTATCGTCCCGGCGCGGTGGATATCACACCGGAATCGCTGAAATTCTGGATTGACTATATCTCCGGAGGGACAGGGCGCTTCATTTCCAAAACCACAGATGCGGCGGTGAAATCGCTGAACGGTATTGATATACCGGAGCAGCAGGTGCCCTTCCTGGGGAAAATTTCGGGTGAGGTGATGCCGTATGCAGACCAGCAGAAGATGTACGACCGGATGACAGAGGTTGCGCAGTATCACGCAGAGCTGAAGAGTCTGACCGGTGCAGAAAGAACGGCGTTCATTGACGAGAACAACGGAAAATTGTTGATGAACGGGCTTATGCAGGATACCCGGAAGAGACTGAAGGATTTGCGCAAACAGCGCGATGCCATTTATGCCGACAGTTCTCTCAGTCTGGCGCAGCAGGCGGCGATGGTGAAATCGGTAGAGCGGGATATGAAGGTTGCCGTGGATCGCTTTAACCGCGAGTACAACAAAAAAGTGGGAGTGGATTAACAGAAATGGCCCCGTACGGAAGTGCGGGGCTGATTAAGAAATAAACACACATTAACCTGTAATAACCGGAGCTATTAACATATAGTCAGAAAGAGTATTTCATGTGAGACAGAGAGCCGATTTATGTTTAATGAAGAAAAAGTTGGTAATGACTCCAACTTATTGATAGTGTTTTATGTTCAGATAATGCCCGATGACTTTGTCATGCAGCTCCACCGATTTTGAGAACGACAGCGACTTCCGTCCCAGCCGTGCCAGGTGCTGCCTCAGATTCAGGTTATGCCGCTCAATTCGCTGCGTATATCGCTTGCTGATTACGTGCAGCTTTCCCTTCAGGCGGGATTCATACAGCGGCCAGCCATCCGTCATCCATATCACCACGTCAAAGGGTGACAGCAGGCTCATAAGACGCCCCAGCGTCGCCATAGTGCGTTCACCGAATACGTGCGCAACAACCGTCTTCCGGAGACTGTCATACGCGTAAAACAGCCAGCGCTGGCGCGATTTAGCCCCGACATAGCCCCACTGTTCGTCCATTTCCGCGCAGACGATGACGTCACTGCCCGGCTGTATGCGCGAGGTTACCGACTGCGGCCTGAGTTTTTTAAGTGACGTAAAATCGTGTTGAGGCCAACGCCCATAATGCGGGCTGTTGCCCGGCATCCAACGCCATTCATGGCCATATCAATGATTTTCTGGTGCGTACCGGGTTGAGAAGCGGTGTAAGTGAACTGCAGTTGCCATGTTTTACGGCAGTGAGAGCAGAGATAGCGCTGATGTCCGGCGGTGCTTTTGCCGTTACGCACCACCCCGTCAGTAGCTGAACAGGAGGGACAGCTGATAGAAACAGAAGCCACTGGAGCACCTCAAAAACACCATCATACACTAAATCAGTAAGTTGGCAGCATCACCGAAAAAGTTGCGTAAATGGCAGCGTATTTGCTGAAAAAACATGGCGGATCTATGCGTTTCATTAAGCTGATGTATCTCTCTGACCGCAAAGCAATGGAGTTGTATGGTTTTCCCATTAGTGGTGATCATTATTTCTCTATGAACAAAGGACCCGTTTTATCGCAGACATATTCTTTGGTTAAGGATGGAAGTGAAAACGAGTACAGTCCGTGGGAATCATGGATATCTGATGTAGCGGATCATAAGGTTGAAATGTGGCGTACATTTTCTTCTGTTGATGAGCTGGGGGAGTTATCGCCCGCAGAAATAGAGTCAATGGACATAATTTTTGGTCAATATGGAGGTTGGGATGCGTTCAGGCTTTGTGATGAAACTCACAGAATTTGCGGTGAGTGGCGCGATCCGCATGGTTCATCAATTCCAATCAGCCTTAAGAATATATTTATTGCTCTTGGAAAGTTGCCAGAAGCAGCAACAGTAATGGCGAATAGCATTAATGCGCAAAATAATCTTGATATATTATTAGGTGATCTGAGGTAGTCGGGATGATGTTCAGCCCTTATTTGTATTTACCGGGGAGGGAAGATGTTTAATTCCGATTCCCCGGCTCCACAGGCCTAACCTAACTTTATGTAACAGTCCATGCAGGGCTGAAATCTGCCTGCTGAAATAACTCCGTTAGCCCGCTAATCTGCTTTAACCTCAGAACTTCATCCTGGTCCATCCCCAGTTCTGTTCCGATACGTTCATCAGTCCAGCCAAGACGTGAAAGATCTCTGACAATATCAGACATTGAGGTTATCTGGTGTTTCCCCCTGGCTCTGTTATGTCGGATAGTCGCGGCAATACGTGAGGTTTGTCCCTTTCGGTCTGGATTAATACAGGTTACTGGTAGCCAGCCTTTCAGGCGTTTTCCAGTAACTGTTCTTCTACCTAGTAACTGCCTATGAAAACCATCCACCACCAGGTAATGGCTTGTTTCTTCCGAAACAACAATTGGTTGAGTAAAACCGTCTTTTTCCAGAGATTGTTTCAGTAATTTTTTTTCGCTTGGGGCCATGACATTGGGATTATAATCGTTAGCGACAATTTCATCCGCTTTTACCCACAGCACACAGTCCACTGGTTCTTGAGCAAAGGGGCTGATCTCATGGAGTACGCAGCGGAGATGGTTCAGGGCCTGTATGGTTTTCTCTTCAGATTGTTCCTGACTGAAGTACTGTCGAATCATCTTGCTCAGCACCTCCACCTCTGGTGTCACAGAATTCCCCATTCCTTCCTCCTTTCATTCATACGCTGCAGGTAACGTTCATAGTGCCGGGGTTTGTTGGGGCTGAAGGAGAGCGTTCGGCACCAGAAATCATTCTTTATGAGAGTCTTACAAATACGTCGCCAGGAGGGAACATCCCGGCAGCCCAGATCATTTTCCTGTTCATCCGGGATATCATCCGGGAATCCCCGGTTCTGATACCAGCGCAGGTAGACTGCTATCTTGTTGCGGTAGTGTTCAGCCGTTCTTTCCGGCATTACGTCCAGCAGGAAGAACGCATAGCTGCGCCAGGTATGATGGGATGGTTTTGACATCCGTTTACGCAGGGCAAAATAGGCCCCGCTTTCATTGGCATAAAGAGCCCCACTGGCAGCACCAGATACTCGTTCACACATCCGTGCCCAAGTTTCTGGCTCCAGAACATGATAAAGCCATAGTCCCTTACGCTGTTCCGGGCCAAAAGGCTCACAGACACGCATATTACGTAGAGGAATGCCTGCACGGTACATCAAATCATACAGAGGATTGTAGATTGCACAGGTTTTAGCGTTATATACCCAGATATCGTTGGTTTTCCAGTCATACAGCGGATACATGGTGTAGTAAAAACCTTCAGGTGACGCCGTGGTCCAGGGTTTATCATCTGCATATCTCAGTTTTCGTTGGGAAACCAGTCCCATAAATCTGTTAAGAGATTCATCCGCGCGGACTCCAGTCAGTATTGCCACGCTACATTGGTTACTTGCGAACCAGGAAGAAAAAGCTGGGACAAATTCTTCAAAAGTCATGGCGTAGCGGTAAAAGGGGAAATACGCCATATCAGTAATAGCATCTTCCGGTGGCTGTCGAACCCACTCTACACCGGGCTCCCAGCATATCCACTCAGGCTGAAACTGCGAGACACCATTTACTGTCGTCAGGGGAAGTGCAACCCAGTAAAAGGTATCTGTTACATCTTGGTACATCATCCGCATCTTCTGTATATGATCAATGGTGCATTGATACTGGGCTTCCCAGTCAATGAACAATACAGAAAAACGACGTTTCTTCCTGTAGGCCACTTCGGCTACAAGATGGAAAAGTACAGTGGAATCTTTACCGCCAGAAAAAGATAAACATACAGAAGAGAATGTTTCAAACAACCATTCAATGCGGTGAATGGCTGCTGACAAAACATCTTCTCCAGTTCTGATTTTTGTTATAGTTACCGGCATACAATCTGATAAAAATAGCGAGGGTTTGCATTTTACCTAGTAACGTTATGTAACTATTTTTTTGAATAAAGGCAATGAGATAATGATAAAAAATGTTTATCTAATGTACTGAGCTCTTCTCTTTATTGTATTAACTCTTCGATTTCAGCGGCGTTGTCGTTCAGGCATGAAAAAAGGAGCCGAAGCTCCTTTGGTTTCAGAATTCAAATTGTCTTGCCCGCAGGCTTTTCAGCATTGGCATGGCCCGCTGGATAACGGAACTTGACATGTCGAGACGTGTTACTTCCCTCAGTAACGCATCTCTGTTCTTCGTCACCATGTAGATGGTCTCAAACGCAATGTCATACAGCTTGTTCGTGTATGAGGAGTTCAGCTCTTTCATGATGGGATACAGGTGTTTGCTGAGGTCCTGGGCTTTTTCCATCCAGAGCTGCATGTAGCAAAGGAGGATGATTTCCTCGGCTGTGAATTGCGGCTGTGGTTCTGCTTGTACTGGCTGAATGTTGCGAAGTTTCTTTTCGCACTCGATGAAGTAGCGGCGTATCTGGCGGCCTTTTTCGTTACGTTCAACCATCGCAAGCTCTTTGGCTGTGTCGAGGGTGAGGTGGTAATCCTTGCGGCGGCGGCCTGGAGTTTTCGCCAAATTTGGCGAAAATAGAATGTAGTCTAAATTTTCTACGAATCCATACTCGTTTAGCCTGGCCCGTATCCAGTTAGAAAAATCTTTACCTACCTCTAAAAATCCATGCAAATCACGCGCGTTCACCAGAAGCGTAGGTTCATTTGAGATTGTACCTTCAAACACAGGGATGAGTTGAGTGGTCATGATGACCTCCTTTGGCTTTTTTCGAGAAATGCCACCACAAGATGTGGTGCCGGGAGGCTCGAAACGGCCCAAAAGATACCGCGGACTTATTCCCCTTGCGGGTGTTGTATTCGTCGCCCTCCCGACATTGATCGGGGATGTGACCGCACACTGTGCTATCACTGAATAACAGGCATAAAAAATCCAACACTGACGGGGTTGGTTTAATCCGCTTTTGGGAGGTTTTCGAGGCCTCGGCGCGGAGTATAGTCAGTATTGGACGCAGTCGTCAACCATCGCAAGCTCTTTGGCTGTGTCGAGGGTGAGGTGGTATTCCTTGCGGTTGTGACCGCCTCTACCTTTTGCTTCCCGAATTTGGGAAGCAATCATATAGTCCTGATTTTCAACGAAACCATATTCAGCAATACGTTCTGTTATCCACGATGCAAAGCGTTTACCAACCCCAAGGAAAGCGTGTAGATTGCGAGCATTGCATAGAAGGGCTGCTTGGTTTGAGATAGAACCGTTGAATACGGGGATGAGTTGACTGGTCATGATGACCTCCTTATTTGTTTAGTTTATAACCGCCAGTTAGTAGCTGGCGGTCGGGTGTCAACTGAGCCAAATAAGAAGCTCTGGGCATATTCCCCTTGCGGGTGTTGTATTACGCCTCTCCACCCGACCTTTGTACGGATGTAACTATGCCAAATTGCAGGCATAAAAAAGCCGCAAAGCTATCGGGTGCGGAGACCGCTTATTTGTTCAGTGCGATCAGTATGCGATAGCTCTGGCGGATTTGTCAAATCGTGCAGTAACATCCTTTTCTTCCTTGCCATTTCTCAATGATGACAAAGGGTGGATTCGGATTGGTATTGGGACAAAAGTGAGACACACAAAGCTTTGCATCGGCTTACAAAGCTTTGCATGTTTTTCAATGTTGGGACGTGTGAGCGCAGAAATGACGGGCTATCTAATTGATTTTAAACGATACGTAACCAACTTTAAAATCTTTGCACGCCAGTTCGCAGGTTTTACAGCCAGTACAGCGGCTGGAATCGATAAAAAATCCATATTGTGTGGTCATGGGCTACTCCTTAAACCTTTTCGATCTGGACAAGATTGCTGTGCGACGGGTTTCCCTTTGCCAGCGGTGAAGGGCGGTGAGAGGTCAGAATATTAATACTGCCGCCGTGATCGACCCGGTCACCAAACATATCCGCTTTAAGCCACGCACCTTGCCCGATGGCGGTAACGCCAGGCAGAATACGCGGAGTCACTTTTGCGGCAATCAGCATTTCTCCATTATTGTTAAATACCCGCACGGTATCGCCATGACGGATACCGCGTGCCTGAGCATCAATGGGGTTGATCCACACCTCTTGTGGGCAGGCCTGCTGTAACACATCAATATTGCCGTAGCTGGAGTGGGTACGCGCTTTGTAGTGGAAGCCCGTTAACTGCAGTGGATAGGTTTTCCGCAGGGGATCGTCCCAGCCATCAAAACCTGGGGTGTACGCAGGAAGGGGATGAATAATTTCATCTTTTTTCAATTCCCAGGTATCTGCAATCTTCGCCAGTCGTTCAGAATAAATTTCGATTTTCCCCGAAGGTGTTTTCAACGGGTTTGCCTGTGGATCTTCACGGAATGCGCGGAAAGCGACGTAGTGTTCTTCCGGGCATTTTTTCTTAAAGATCCCGGTCGTTTTCATCTCCTCGTAGTCGGGCATCTCAGGGGTACGTTCCTTCGTTTTCGCATGGAGATATTTGATCCATTCATGCTGACTGCGACCTTCAGTAAAGGTTTGATAAACGTCCGGTCCTAAGCGTTTGGCGACTTCACTCAGCATCCAGTAGATGGGTTTGCGTTCAAATTTTGCTGAGGTTGCGGGTTGGGCGAGGATCACATAGCCCATATTCCCTGCAGATTCATGAGAGATAAGGTCTTCTTGCTCTGTTGGCATCAGGTCGGGCAACAGGATATCGCAATACTTAGCCGAGGCCGTCATGAAGTGGTCAATGCCGACAATCATCTCGCACTTGCTGTCATCCTGAAGCACCTCATGGGTGTGATTGATGTCGCCATGTTGATTGATCAATGTGTTACTGGCGTAGCACCATAAAAACTTGATGGGGACATCCAGTTTTTCTTTTCCACGAACACCATCACGGGTCGCGGTCATTTCCGTACCATGGTCGATGGCATCTGTCCATGTAAAGACGGAAATCTGCGTTTTAACAGGATTCTCGAGCATCGGGAACCATTCTACCCCCAGATCCCAGCTACCTTCGCGTACGCCTGAGTTGCCGCCGTTTATGCCGACGTTACCGGTGAGAACGGAAAGCATGGCAATAGCGCGGGATGTTTGCTCGCCGTTGGAGTGTCGTTGTGGCCCCCAACCCTGACAAATATAAGCAGGTTTTGCTGAACCGATCTCTCGTGCCAACTGGATAATTTTTTCTGCCGGGATGCTGGTGATTTTTGCTGCCCATTCCGGCGTTTTAGCTATGCCGTCAGGCCCTTCGCCCAGAATATAGGCTTTATAATGCGCGTTACGTGGTGCGTTGGCGGGCAGCGTTTTTTCATCGTAACCAACACAATATTTGTCGAGAAATGGCTGATCGACCATGTTTTCAGTAATCAGTACCCAGGCAATCGCACAGGCCAGTGCGCCATCGGTGCCAGGGCGAATGGGCAGCCATTCATCTTCACGCCCGGCAGCAGTGTCGTTATAACGTGGATCGATGACGATCATGCGTGCGTTTGAACGTTCGCGGGCTTGCTCGACGTAGTAAGTGACACCACCGCCGCTCATCCGCGTTTCTGCTGGGTTATTTCCGAACATAACGACCAGTTTCGTATTGGCGATATCATCCGGGCTGTTGCCATCATTGGCACCGAACATATAACTCATTGCGGCACTGATCTGTGCGGTACTGTAGCTACCATAGCGACTGAGAAAGCCACCGCAAGAGTTCATCAGACGGTACGGGACGTTTGAGTTGGTGATGTTTCCGCCATCTACGCCTGTTCCGTACAGGACATGTACAGCCTCATTGCCGTAATCTTTCAGGATCCGCCGAAGATTATCACTGATGGTATCCAGGGCTTCGTCCCAACTTATCCGTTCAAATTTACCTTCACCGCGCTTGCCGACGCGCTTCATGGGATATTTCAACCTATCAGGATGATTCATCCGTCGGCGGATAGAGCGCCCGCGTAAACACGCTCGAACCTGATGATTACCGTAGACGTCGTCATCTGTCGTATCAGACTCCACCCAGTACACGGTGTCATCTTTCACATGCAAACGTAACAGACAGCGGCTCCCGCAGTTAACGGTGCAGGAACTCCAGACCGCTTTCTCTTCTACCGGAGCCTCTGCCGCCCGGACCATTTGGGAAAATGGCAGAGTGAAAGCACTGCTTGCCAGCGCAAGACTGCCAAGTGCGGAGGTTTTCATCAGACTTCTACGGCTGATTTCAGCCTTCATGAGCGCCTCTGTGGTATGGATTTTCATCATTACTCACTTATTGCTTTTCAAACAAAATGTCATGCCAGAATTTATGGTTGTAGTGGGTTATATTTTTTCGATCTCGACCAGATTCGTATGCTGCGGGTTTCCCTTCGCCAGTGGTGAAGGGCGCAGAGTGGTTAGCGTATTCACACAGCCTCCATGGTCGATTTTATCGCCAGACATATTGGCCTCGTGCCAGGCTCCCTGGCCCATAGCGCTAACTCCAGGGAGAATACGTGGTGTCACTTTGGCTGGTAGCCGAACTTCGCCACGATGGTTAAACACCCGCACCATATCGCCGTTGGCAATCCCACGTTTCTGCGCATCTATAGGGTTGATCCACACCTCCTGACGGCAGGCAGCCTTCAGGAGATCAATATTGCCGTAGGTCGAGTGAGTACGGGATTTGTAATGGAAACCAAACAGTTGCAGTGGAAAGGTACTACGTTCAGGGGAGTCCCAGCCTTCAAAGGTTGAGGCATAAACTGGCAGTGGGCTTATCACTTCATCTTTTTCCAGTTCCCAGGTACGGGCAATTTCCGCCAGCTTGCTGGAATAAATTTCAATCTTACCGGAAGGTGTTTTAAGTGGATTTGCCTCGGGGTCGTCACGAAATGCTTTGTAGGCGACAAAATGACCATTGGGATCTTTACGCTTATAGATACCCATTTTTTTCAGTTCGTCGTAAGACGGTAACGCCGGATCTTTGGCAAGCATTTTGGCGTACAGATGTTGTAACCATTGTTCCTGCGTGCGACCTTCAGTGAACTTTTGATAGACGTCAGGTCCAAGACGTTTCGCGACCTCACTCAGGATCCAGTAAATCGGTTTACGTTCGAATTTTTCGCTGGTGACTGGCTGGAGGAAAATGAGATATCCCATGTTACCGGCGTAGTCGTTAGGAATAATATCTTCCTGCTCAACGGTCATCAGGTCTGGCAGCAGAATGTCGGCATATTTTGCCGATGAGGTCATAAAGTTTTCGATGACCACAATCATTTCGCATTTCGATTCGTCCTGCAGAATTTCATGCGTTTTGTTGATGTCAGAATGCTGATTAACCAGGGTATTTCCCGCGTAGTTCCAGATGAACTTAATGGGCACATCCAGTTTATCTTTGCCCCGGACACCGTCGCGGATTGCCGTCATTTGTGGGCCATGATCGATAGCATCTGTCCAGCTGAAGCAGGAAATTGACGTTTTGACCGGATTATCCAGCACCGGCAGGCGCTCTATGGTAATGGTATAGGTCGATTCACGCGCGCCACTATTTCCGCCGCTGATGCCGACATTGCCCGTCAGAATAGGCAACATAGCAATAGCGCGTGCGGTCAGCTCGCCGTTTGCCTGGCGTTGCGGCCCCCAGCCCTGGCAGATATAAGCGGGTTTTGCTGTGCCAATTTCACGCGCCAGTTTGATGATACGGTCCACCGGGATACCGGTAATTTGCGAAGCCCACTGCGGCGTTTTCGCTGTTTTATCGTCACCTTCACCAAGAATATAGGCTTTATAGTGACCATTTTTGGGTGCATCTGCGGGTAAGGTTTTTTCGTCATAGCCGACGCAGTATTTATCGAGAAAAGGTTGATCAACGAGATTTTCGTTAATCAATACCCAGGCAATACCCGCAACCAGCGCGGCATCGGTGCCCGGGCGAATAGGAAGCCATTCGTCTTCACGACCGGCAGCCGTATCGGTATATCGCGGATCGATAACAATCATTTTTGCGTTCGATTTTTCGCGCGCTTTTTCAAGAAGATAAGTGATGCCACCGCCGCTCATGCGGGTTTCTGCTGGGTTGTTACCAAACATCACGACCAGCTTGCTGTTTTCAATATCTGTGGTGCTGTTGCCATCATTACTGCCATAGGTGTAGGGCATGGCACAGGAAATTTGCGCAGTGCTGTAGGAGCCATACTGGTTGAGTGAACCGCCGTAGCAGTTCATCAGGCGTTTGACCGCCGAGGCTGATGGCGAAGAGCGGGTCATATTGCCGCCAACGATCCCCGAAGAGTACTGAATATATACAGCCTCATTGCCATATTGTTCGACGGTTTTCTTCAGGCTACTGGCGATAGTATCCAGGGCTTCATCCCAGCTAATCCGTTCGAATTTGCCTTCACCGCGTTTACCCACGCGTTTCATTGGGTAATTCAAGCGATCGGGATGATTAATACGCCGGCGGATGGAGCGACCGCGCAAACAGGCGCGTACTTGATGATTGCCATACTCATCGCTGCCGGTGTTGTCAGTTTCCACCCAGGCCACTTCATTATCTTTAACATGTAGACGAAGTGCACAGCGGCTACCACAGTTGACGGAACAGGCACCCCAGATCACTTTTTCGCTGGCCTGTTGTACTGCTGCCGCTGCACTGCGCAGGGTGAACGGTAAAGAAAAACCGCCTGCAGCCAGCGCCAGAGAACCTATCGCGGTAGATTTAACGAGTGTTCTGCGGCTGATGCCCACCATTTGTTCATTTTTGGACATAACTCACTCCCTGTTCTTTATCGTTATATAAAAGTTTATATATTGAATATTTAGCGCGCTAACAATAGAGGGAGTCTACCCATTTTGGGTTAAGAATTATTAATCCACATCAATAGAAGGGTATGAGTAATATGGTGGGATTATGTTGTATGTTCAAATCGCCGGATGTGTCATATCCGGCGTTCAGTCGATAATGTGTTACTGCGGTTCGGCAGGCGCGCCATCCTGGGTAGACTGCGCGGGAGCAGAGACGTTACCGCTGGTGGTGCGGGTGTAGAGAATTTTATGCGTATCATTAGCACAATGCCCGACGACCTGGGAATCAGGCTGATCAACCTGGTCATTGGGTACAATACTTAACGTGAAGCTGCTTTCGGGTACGCCATTATTGATAATGCGCTGTGATATATCGCTCTGTATGCGCTCACAGGATCCCGGCGCGGCGAGTACCGCGGGTGAGGCGAGGGCGAGCAGAAGCGCGGTACAGCAGGCTGAGAGTTTCATCATAAGCTCCTTACGCGAAGATAACTTCTTTAAGCATAGCATTTAACGTGTAAAGTACTGTATTTGCTACTATGATTGAGAATCATCTCTACTCACTGGTGACTGTTGTGAAATACAAATTACTACCATGCTTACTCGCGATATTCCTCACAGGATGTGACCGCACAGAGGTAACACTTTCATTTACCCCTGAGATGGCCAGTTTCTCTAATGAATTTGATTTTGATCCGCTGCGTGGTCCGGTAAAAGATTTCACTCAGACATTAATGGATGAGCAAGGTGAAGTGACGAAACGTGTTTCTGGGACTTTGTCGGAAGAAGGCTGTTTTGATTCACTCGAATTACTGGATCTGGAAAATAATACCGTGGTCGCTCTGGTACTGGACGCCAATTATTACCGTGATGCCGAGACGCTGGAGAAGAGAGTACGTTTACAGGGAAAATGCCAGCTAGCAGAATTACCTTCTGCCGGGGTGAGTTGGGAAACCGATGATAATGGCTTCGTGATTAAAGCCAGCAGCAAACAAATGCAGATGGAATATCGCTATGATGATCAGGGTTATCCACTGGGTAAAACCACGAAAAGTAACGACAAAACATTATCTGTCAGCGCCACGCCATCAACGGACCCGATCAAAAAATTAGATTACACAGCGGTTACTTTACTGAATAATCAACGAGTTGGTAATGTAAAACAGAGCTGTGAATATGACAGTCACGCCAATCCGGTGGACTGTCAGCTGATCATTGTTGATGAAGGAGTAAAACCCGCCGTCGAACGGGTTTACACCATCAAAAATACGATCGATTATTATTAATGCTATTGTGCGGTCGGCTTCAGGAGAGTCTGACCCGGTGTTTTGTGCTCTGCCAGATACTGATGCTGGAATATACACATGCGAATGGCATTACGATATTGACCATTAATAAAGAACTCATGCATCAATTCACCTTCAACCGTAAAGCCAAGCTTGCGGTAAATGTGAATCGCTTTTTCATTCTCTTTATCAACGATCAGATACAGCTTATAGAGATTGAGAACGGTGAAGCCATAGTCCATTGCTAATTTGGCGGCACGGGTTGCCAGACCTTTCCCCTGATACTCCGGGGAGATAATTATCTGAAATTCTGCGCGGCGATGAACATGGTTAATTTCCACCAGCTCCACCAGACCGGCTTTTTCGCCGTCACATTCCACCACAAAGCGCCGTTCGCTCTGATCGTGAATATGCTTATCATACAGATCAGAGAGTTCAACAAAGGCTTCGTAGGGTTCCTCAAACCAGTAACGCATCACACTGGCGTTATTGTCGAGTTGATGTACATAGCGTAAATCTTCACGCTCCAGCGGGCGTAGCTTAACACTGTGGGCGCTTGGCATAACGTGTCCTTACATTCCTTAAATCAATAACAGGTTAGGGGGTAATAACGCGGCCAGTTCGACGGTCCAGGCAGCGCAAAGTATTTGGCTCCCAGTAGGCATTGATGTTGGCGCTTTGCTCGCATTTATCGCGGTTATCAAAAGCGGCGTCGGCTTTATCCCACTCTTTTTCAGTGCGTTTATTCACTTTCTGACGCAGATTGCGCGTGTCATTCCATTGCTCTTTTTCCATAGCGGCGTGCTGGCGGCTTTGTGCACTGTCGCCAGACTCAATCACCAGTTTGTTAGTTTCGGCATGAACAGTTGTGCTCAATGCCAGTGCGCAAGGCAGCAGAAAAGCGAGCAGGCCGATTCGTTTGCTGAGAGTGATTTTCATAATTCATTCCCTGTGTGAATGATTAAAGGTGATTCTACACCATCCACTGCGGACGCAAAACGTACCAGGAGGGTGTTTATATTGATGATATTATGTCGCCCTATAACTATACATGATGTCAATAAGTGACAAAGATGATTAAAACAACGTTACTATTTTTTGCTACTGCGCTGTGTGAAATTATTGGATGCTTTCTGCCCTGGTTGTGGTTAAAACGAAACGCCAGTGTCTGGCTGTTGCTTCCGGCGGGGATTTCACTGGCGCTGTTTGTCTGGTTGTTAACGTTGCATCCTGCGGCGAGTGGGCGTGTTTACGCGGCTTATGGTGGCGTTTATGTCTGCACGGCGTTGATGTGGCTGCGCGTTGTGGATGGCGTGAAACTGACACTTTATGACTGGACGGGTGCGTTGATTGCGCTTTGCGGCATGTTGATCATTGTTGCGGGCTGGGGGCGTACGTAGGAACATAAATCTATTTTATCAATAAGATACGAGGATGTGTCAGCTGACAAAAGGTATTCTATTTCATCTTTTGTCAACCATTCACAGCGCAAATATACGCCTTTTTTTGTGATCACTCCGGCTTTTTTCGATCTTCATACTTGTATGGTAGTAGCTCAGTTGCGTAGATTTTATGCATCACGACAAGCGATGCAAGGAATCGAACATGAAGATCGTAAAGGCTGAAGTTTTTGTTACCTGTCCGGGGCGTAATTTCGTCACATTAAAAATCACCACTGAGGACGGTATTACGGGCCTTGGGGATGCCACCCTCAATGGACGTGAGCTTTCCGTGGCCTCTTATTTGCAGGATCACCTTTGTCCGCAGCTTATTGGTCGCGATGCGCACCGTATCGAAGATATCTGGCAGTTTTTCTATAAAGGTGCTTACTGGCGTCGCGGTCCGGTTACGATGTCGGCCATTTCAGCGGTTGATATGGCTCTGTGGGATATTAAGGCCAAAGCTGCCAACATGCCGCTTTACCAGTTACTCGGCGGCGCGTCTCGTGAAGGGGTGATGGTTTATTGCCATACCACCGGTCACAGTATTGATGAAGCTCTGGATGATTATGCCCGTCATCAGGAGCTGGGATTCAAAGCCATCCGCGTGCAGTGCGGAATCCCTGGTATGAAAACCACCTACGGCATGTCGAAAGGTAAAGGTCTGGCTTATGAACCCGCAACCAAAGGACAGTGGCCGGAAGAGCAGCTGTGGTCGACGGAGAAATACCTCGATTTCATGCCGAAATTGTTTGACGCGGTACGTAACAAGTTTGGTTTTAATGAACATTTGCTGCATGACATGCACCATCGCTTAACGCCTATTGAAGCGGCGCGCTTTGGTAAAAGCATTGAAGATTATCGCATGTTCTGGATGGAAGACCCGACGCCTGCGGAAAACCAGGAATGCTTCCGTCTCATTCGCCAACATACCGTCACACCCATCGCAGTGGGTGAAGTCTTCAACAGCATCTGGGACTGCAAACAACTGATTGAAGAGCAACTCATCGATTATATCCGCACCACGCTGACCCATGCAGGCGGAATTACCGGTATGCGCCGGATTGCCGATTTTGCTTCGCTGTATCAGGTACGTACTGGCTCACACGGTCCTTCCGATTTGTCACCAGTCTGCATGGCTGCGGCGCTGCACTTTGATCTGTGGGTCCCCAATTTCGGTGTCCAGGAATACATGGGTTATTCCGAACAAATGCTCGAAGTCTTCCCGCACAACTGGACTTTCGATAACGGCTATATGCATCCGGGAGACAAACCGGGTCTTGGCATCGAATTCGATGAAAAGCTGGCGGCGAAATATCCCTATGAACCTGCTTATCTACCAGTCGCACGTCTGGAAGATGGCACGCTGTGGAACTGGTAAGGAGTAAGATAATGAAAAGCATATTAATTGAAAAACCGAATCAACTGGCGATTGTCGAACGTGAAATACCCACCCCGTCAGCGGGTGAAGTACGAGTAAAAGTGAAACTTGCCGGAATTTGTGGTTCAGATAGCCATATTTATCGTGGGCATAATCCTTTTGCGAAATATCCGCGCGTCATTGGTCATGAATTCTTTGGCGTCATTGATGCAGTGGGTGACGGCGTGGAAAGCGCCAGAGTCGGTGAACGTGTTGCTGTCGATCCGGTGGTCAGCTGTGGGCATTGCTATCCGTGCTCTATAGGTAAGCCGAACGTTTGTACGACACTCGCTGTATTAGGTGTGCACGCTGACGGTGGTTTCAGTGAATATGCTGTGGTTCCGGCAAAAAATGCGTGGAAAATTCCTGAAGCAGTGGCCGATCAATATGCGGTGATGATCGAACCTTTTACCATTGCGGCTAACGTAACCGGTCATGGTCAACCGACTGAAAATGATACCGTTCTGGTTTACGGTGCCGGTCCAATCGGCCTGACGATCGTTCAGGTATTAAAAGGCGTCTATAACGTTAAAAATGTGATTGTTGCCGATCGCATTGATGAACGACTGGAAAAAGCGAAAGAGAGCGGGGCTGACTGGGTGATTAATAACAGCCAGACACCGCTTGGCGAGATTTTCGCTGAAAAAGGCATAAAGCCGACATTAATTGTTGATGCGGCTTGTCATCCTTCTATCCTGAAAGAGGCCGTAACGCTGGCTTCTCCAGCGGCACGTATTGTATTGATGGGCTTCTCCAGTGAACCTTCTGAAGTGATTCAGCAAGGAATTACCGGAAAAGAACTCTCTATTTTCTCTTCACGCTTAAATGCAAATAAATTTCCGGTCGTTATCAACTGGTTAAGTAAAGGGTTAATTAAACCAGAAAAATTAATTACCCATACGTTTGATTTCCAGCATGTTGCTGATGCCATTAGTTTATTTGAACAGGATCAAAAACATTGCTGCAAAGTCTTACTCACTTTTTCTGAATAATACCAATAACGGCGAGTAAGTAGTACGCATCTTACCTCTTTTTTAGAGATAACCATTATGACAATAGAAAAACACGAAAGAAGCACTAAGGATTTGGTGAAAGCAGCAGTATCGGGATGGCTGGGCACTGCGCTTGAATTTATGGATTTCAAGAGTCATACGTGTCAACTATTTGATAAATATTAAATTAATTTTTCATTGCTTCGTTATGGGGCATGGTTGGGGCAAACTCGCTTAACTGTGTATTTAACAAAGCTACCTGTGCATTATTGTTTTCAGACATCCATTTTCCGTATACCTGAAATACCATTTGCGCATCTGCATGGCCCATCTGGTTTGCTATAAATGCCGGGTTAGCACCAGCTGTCAGCGACCAGCAGGCATAAGTATGTCTCGACTGATATGATTTTCGATGGCGGAGTCCGGCACGTTTTATCGCTGCGTCCCACATCTGCCTTATTGAGTCAACGGTAAAATGGTCACCATAATTTTTTACTCTCGCTGACACTTCAGGTTGAAAAACAAAGGTGCATTTTTGTTTTTCTGTTCTGCCATACTCTCTGAGGTGAACATCAATGATATGCTCTTTGCTCAGTCTCGTTAATGTCATCTGACTCCGGAGAGCGTCGATTGCTGGCTTAATAAGATGAATGACCCGATTGGTTCCTGCCTGTGTTTTTGGTACCGTGAAACGGTCTTTTGCTAAATTTCTCCTGATCATCATTGTTCCATTTTTCAGATCTATGTCCTCCCATCCAAGTGCACACAGCTCACCAGGGCGAACGCCAGTATAAACAGAAACACACCATAAATTTTTTGCTTGCTGATTTCTGCACGCATCGATAAGACGGATAAATTCCTCCCGCGAAAGAGGATCCGGAATGCTTCTTGATTCCTTTAATGGCGAGATCCCCTTAAACGGATTATCTGCCAGGTAACCGTTATCAACACCAAACTGGAACACGGCGTTAAGATTTGTCATGTAATTATTTACAGTTACAGCCGATCTCCCTGGTTGTGTAACAATATAGTTACTTTTGGGGATCTGGTATCCAGTCAGTAGCTCTTTACGAACCTCCAGTAATTTTTCTTTATTAATCGATGAGGCAAAATTTTTTTCACCGATTATGCTCAGGATATTTTTGATGACGGCACGGTATGTGTTGAGTGATGTTTTGGCGACTTCAGTTTCTTTCAGTGCCAGAAATTTTTCAGCCAGTTCTTTTATGGTTAAATCTTGTCGGGCCTCACCAAATTTTTCCAGATTGCGTGAGGAGGGAAACTGTTTTGCATAGTCGAAAACACCAGTTTTTATTGCGTAACAAACAGAGGCGCGTAGTTCACCTGCAACGCGCCTGTTTTTTGCTGTGTCAGGAACCCCCAGATTTTCCCTGACTCTTACGCCTTTATAAACAAACCAGATACGTAATTTCCCTCCATGGTTTTCCACGCCTGTCGGATATTTCATTTCAACTTCTCTCATTAGTTAGTGTGGCTTTTAGTCAAGTAAGATGACGTCTTGGTCTCGCTGATGCCTGGCGCTCAATCCAGCGATCAATTTCTTCTAGGTTGTAAAAGCATGGACTGTTATCCCATGGCATACCGTCATGAGCGACATGCTTATATTCCCTTCCTTCCATAAACGATTTTTCCCGGGCCTTTTTTAACGTACCTTTTTTTATTCCTTTCAGCGCAATTAACTGCTCTTCGGATACCCATTTGCCGGGAGAGACAATCATGATTACTTCGCTCATCGATTTCTTTATCTCTTACATCAGACGAGCGCCGGTTGCAGAATACCAGTCACAACCGGCGACAGTTGAACATTAAGAATCAGCCTAACTCGGGATCAGTTTTTGCCAGATAACTGAAACGTATTTTGCCTGGTAACGGGCGTCATCAAGTGCATTATGGCGCTCACCTTCGAATGGAATAGCCGTTCTGGCATCGAAGTCTATGGCTTTCCCCAGCTCAACGATTGTGCGTACATCGCGATCGTTGTAGTAACGCCACGGGCAGGGGATCCCCTGCCGTTCGTATGAACGGCGCAAAATCGTGTTGTCGAAGTTGGCTCCATTTCCCCAGACCTGAACAAAAAATTCACCGGAGTTTTCGTCGATAAATTCCCGCAATTGTAACAGTGCATCATCTAACGGGATTTCATCGGTCATAATGGCAGATTGCGCTTCGCGTGATTGCTTAAGCCACCATTTAATGGTGTCCCGATCAATGACTCCGCCAGCAGTTTCCAGATCGATAGTCTTACTAAATTCCGGTCCCATATCTCCGGTTTGCGGATCGAAAAATATTGCACCTATTGAGATGATCGGGGCATCAGGATTTTTTCCCATGGTTTCAAGGTCGATCATTAGATGGTCACACGTCCTGCTGGTGGATGTGATTTCTTGATGACCGTTCACCTTAATTGAGTGATCTGCCGTCTCGCCAGTTTCATTATCGCTATCGTGATGCTGATTGCCGCCAGTGTTCTCCTTGTGTGGATGTTCAGCGCCTTCCATTTCCTCCGGATCATCTTCCTGAACTTCAACCTGATACTCTTCATCGAATGTTTCCTGGTATGTTGCGTCGCCCATTACCGCGCCACAATCAGGGCAGTTGCCGCCGCCGGTCTGACCGCAGGCGGTGCAGACTTTTTCCACTTCCTGTTGCGCCACTGATTCAGGCTGTTTCATTTCTGGCTCGTTTTGTAACGCATTTGGGCTGTTTTGTTCCGCTTTTTGGTAGTTCCGTTCCGATTCATGCTGGTTCTGGTTCACAGAATCGCGGGTCTGGATCCCCTTAACCCATTTCGGATCATTCGGGTCGCTAATCCCTTCAATAAATTCACCACGTGATGCAGCAAGCAACTTATCGGCGTCAGGCTGGCTGATATTGGCTGCCTGCATAATTTTGTTTACTTCGTCAGCGGTAACTTTTACCGGCTCTGGTTGTGCGGTCGTGTCAGATGCACCAGTATTTTGTTGTGAACCTGAGTATGTGCCGTTTTTGCGGGCGAAATATTCTTCTTTCGTGATTTCAGTAGCCCCGGCAGCCAGTGCCTTATCCAGACCAGAAAGTTTGTTTGCGCGACCGTATTTTTCGCCATCCTTGTCGGTGAAGAGGAAGTAGAACGGCCCCTCACGCTCTACAGATGGTTCGACTTCCACTTTGCATTCGGTTTTTTCGTTGTCCGGCATTGCCGTTTCCACTGCATCAGCTTCTGGTACTGGCGACGGGAGAGTATTAGTTGTGCTCTGATTTGTTCCTTCATCTTCAAACACGCCCTTTGTAGTCAGGTATTCAGTGATGTATTTGTTCAGCGCCACGGGATCTTTGTGAATGTCGATCGGACGTTCACGGACAAGGCCAAAAATAGTCTGACGGTCATAGCCAAGTGCTTCAGGCTGTTTGCGCATTGATGCCGAGATACGCTTCCAGTCTTCGCGGTCGTTGTCGATAACTTCATTTTTTGCCCAGCGATGGATGCTGCCGTCAATGTTTCCGGCATCCACATCACCAGGCCAGAGAGCGTAGGCCAGTTCGTCATCCAGTGTTTTCCATGTCTGCTTGTATTCGCGATGAATGGCAGCAATGACCGGGCTGATTTTTCCTGTTGAATTTTCAGTGTACTGTTGATTGGCTCTGGCGCGGGCGAGATCAACAACAGACGTGTATTTTCCGGTTTCCTTGCGTTCACCTTCGCGACGTTTTTTCCAGATGCGCATCTCTGCCTGAATTTCGGGCCATTTAGCACCAGGAATACATTTATGCTTAACCCACCCAATGGCGTGCAACTTAAGCTCCGGATACATGGCGTTAACTTCTGGCATTTTCATCAACGCTTCAACGATATGTCCGTCGAATGTTGCCATGTCTTCCTGCAACAATTCCTGTGCGCTAATAACCATATCAACGGTGATGTTTTTACATGTGTCGAACTTAACCATGACAGCGTTCTGTACTTCAGGGGCCAGCTTGTCAAAAGTGACGTTCATCAGATCGGATTCAGTCTCAACCGGGACAAAAGAAGCAGACTCCTCATCCCAGCGGTTTTCCTGCATATATTCAGCATCCCATGAATCGAGGGCAGGGCGGGGTATGCCAGGTTTATCCTCGCAGATAATAAATTTATAAGCGCAGTCCTGAGCAGCCGGATAATGTTCCAGGAA